GTATCCACTATCGCTTATTTTATTGAAAATACACCTCCGTTTAGGTTATTTTAGTTAATGAAATCTTTTAATGATATAAATTGAATTGATTGAGCTGTTACATTGCTCGAGCAAGTGGTCACTATTGTAAGAGGGCTCTCAACCCCACGGCTAATCATCCTGCGTATTAGGTAGGACTGCTTTGTGTCTCCTTATTTCACTCAACCAAATTTAGTAAGTAAGGACTGTACTGATATTACTTGCGTTAAATCAGCCTTCATCCGAAGAGGCACCAATCCTTACTCACTTAATCAACAGATAAGGGAGCAGACATCACTGTCCACTCCCCATCCTACGGTCAACTATCTCCGCTGATGATACTCAGTCATCATATTGTAGTTAGCCTCAGCTAATGTATTACCTTCGCCTGTACAACAAATCAGGCTGTTACAAGTGAAACTCCAGAACATATCTGAAACCTTTACACGACCGTTAGGTATTTCTTGTTCTGCCTCCACGTTTAACCACATTGACCGATGCTCATTGTCCCTCTTCACTGAATCCATTTGAACCTCCTTGCTAATTTGATAAAGATATTTCTTTCATATTTCATTACCAAACCTCCAAGGTATTTGTTATCACTCTCCAGTTCGCCTTGCTTGAGAAGACTATCAGTCCACATAGTACGGATTTGTCCGAATGTTTCCTCAAGCTCAGTATACTTAGTGATAATCTCTTGCTGTTTACTGATGGTCCAGTCTTTATCCATCATCTCGTCTTTAAATGCAGTAATGTGCTTATCCTTCTCATCTATGTGTGCATTTAAAGTGTCCAAATGGTCTTGTAATGTCTGACATTGCCAAGTAGAGAGACTAAACGCACCAGGGACATCAATGTTAGCAGGTTCTTCTTTCTTGAAGATAGAGCCAGTTAAACAATAATCTTCAACATCGCCAATAACTTCCTTTGGCTTAGGTCTTGCTACCTTTTTCAAGGCATCAAGTATGTATGATAAGACCATCATTATATAACCCTCCCTAAGGATTTACAGCCCTTCTTCCAATCTCGTGCTCTTAAGGAAGTGATACACCAAGGCTTGTCAATACCCTGCTGAATACACCATTGTCTAACCTGAGTTCGTCTACCTTTAGCATTACCTGAATCAAGACGAACCTCACTATTCAACCTATCTTCCAAGGTGAGCCAGCTAACCTCTTTAGGTGTAGCTAACATACCAAACAGATTGAGTACCATTTTAATGAATCTCTTCATTTTGTCGCTCCTTTAGGCTATACAGCCTTGTTGTTTATAGAAAGGTTCGCAGAGACCACAATTTGCATGATATCACAATGTGATACGGCTGGGTGTGGTAATTTATACCGACTGCTATCTCTGCGTCTTTACAGCTACCGAAGTAGAGCGTTGTACCTCGAACATTGAGAGTATATCTCGTTCCCGTCCTTTTCACTACGGGCCTTTCCTGGACTTAATATATCAGTCTATATGCTGATTTGTGGCATGATTCATACCTCCTGTAAGGGTTAGATAAGGTAAACTATACACTTGGCCTTGAGTCGGGTCTTTTTAGCCCGTCTTCACGCTAAAGAATAAACCTCCCACACAAAACCGAAATAGTGATGTGTGAAAGGCTTAAACTACAGATAACTACAGAACTACTTCTTATCCACTTTTGAGTCAAGAGGCGTCTTGGGTATAACGACTACCTCCTTGAACATCGCAAGTAAATCAAGGACTTGTTCTTCGCCACGAATCGCCGTACTCTTGACTCGTTTGAGGGAAAAGCCAGCGTCATTCTTCATAGGCTGGACTGTCACATCCACCCAGTTTTCATTGTGGATAAGGAGTTGGTGAAACTGTTCAGCAAGAGTCTGTATGGAAGACATCACATCACCATCTTCGTGGAAGAAGTTGATAATGTCTACCTCACCGATGAGTTTATTGATATCATCAGGCGTGATAGTGTCAATACCTATTCTATTACCATTAGGGTCGGTGATGACATAATCCTCCAGTAGAGTGCGTTGCGTGCGATTGTCATAGATTATCTTTGTAAAGGCTAAGTTCATTTGAGAACCTCCAAGTTAGTTTATGAATTAATGTTAAACGACTGTTGAGGTCTATAAACTCTATTGTTAGTAGAATTGTATAAACAACAGGGATACGGGGGAACACCACAAAAGAACAAGGGACAAGTATCAATGTACCACTCCCAAAACGAAAACCAACTAAATACTCAACGGTCACTCAACATTTGTGGTGGGTGGGTTATCAGTATAGCACGTACGTACATTCATGGGCTATTTTTTGAAATTCTCAAAATATCAAGAAACTATTTGCTTAATTGTATATCTAAGTATATACTTGGCTTGATTTCTCATAGTAATTATGAATAAAATACACATTGTACTTACATATTTATCTACTAAGGTAAATACTAGTGTTTCTGAAATACCTTGGTTGTGGGAAGGCTATGATAGTAGCATGGTAGTTTGGATTGATGGGGGGTAAGGGGGGTACAATTAGTAGACTACTAAATGTAGTGCTAAAAGTAACGCCTTCCTTAGGGAAGGCTGTAGAGCATAGGATAATAGGTGGTACTACAGAAGGTATCTACAGTGATAAAGATTTCGAGGAAGATTTAGATTTGATAGTAGAGCCTCTAAATATAAAGGGCTATGAGTTAATAGAACTGTAATGAAATGGAACGACTTTTTAGAAGACATTGGAAGCTTACTGGAGATGGTAGCAGAAGATATTATGAACGAGAGTACACCATATACACAAAGGATGAGGCCGATAACGAGGGAGTTCATTACAAACCCTGGAAATCCTGTAGAGGAGGAGATTGGGGACTTAGTTCTGACGGATATGTTGCGAAATGTATTAAACGACGAGAGTATAAGTCGAAACCAGGCGTCTACCCTAAGGGAGTTTCCTACAATCTTGTCTTTCCTTATGGACAGGCATTTTATTCCTCAAGCTACCCAGAGAGAGGCAGTCTTGAATACCGAAAACATGAGGAAACTGGAACCTACACATCAGTATCATCCAAGTCATCCTGGGAGCTCGAAAGAGGTAGAACTAGAACCAGAAATTTTGTACAAGCTTATGTTAAACAATATCTCGGCGGAAAGTTAAATTACGAGGTTCTGGGTAAAATATATCGTGGAGATGAGAAAAACCCTACTATTAGGGCGAAGTCTCTACTAAAGAAGAAATATATTAAAGATATGATTGATAAGGAATTAAGCGTTATACTGACTGATAAGGGGATTGATGAGGGAACTGTGTTTGATATGCTCTTGGAAGCAGCAGAGATGGCTCGTGAGAAGGAACAGGCATCTAATTTACTTAGAGTGGCAGAAAATTTGATAGATATTTTCGGAATGAAGTCTAAAAAGGAGGTAACACAGGAGTTTGAGGCTGATGTTACGTTTTTAGAGGGTATTGAAGACAAAATGCGTCTTGAGGGTGCAAAAATAGAAGAAACTAAGCAGATTGAACAAAAAAACTAAGATACTCTCCGAAATGAAGGATAATATGGCGTTATTCGGTAAAATTACCATGCCTAACATGTTTTCTTCAAATATAGCAGCATTCCATCATGAATTGTACGATATGTTCCAAGATAACGATTTAAAGAAGATTTGTATTCAGGCCCCTCGTCATCATGCTAAGTCTTCCATCGGTGCATGTGTCTTTCCTATTCATCATCTCGTGTTCAGCGAGGGGCCTAAACTTATATTGCTATGTTCAAAAACACTTGGTCATAGTATTAGGCTGTTAGATACAATAAAGAATGTATTAGAGTATTCAATGCCCTTTAGGGCAATGTTCGGTTATTGGGGACAGCATTCAGCTAAGGCATGGACCAAGACTGAGATTGTATTAAAGGATAATTCTCTTATTACTACTCGTGGTACTGGTCAGCAGGTGATTGGATTGAAACATGGAGACCAGAGACCTACTCTTGTTGTAGTAGATGACCCTGAGGATATGAATAATACAAAAACTGCTGAGGCAATGGATATGAATCTGAAATGGCTTCTTACCCAGTTATTGCCAGGTATGGATGCAAAGAAGGGAAGGATTGTAATAATTGGCACACCACAGCATCAGAGGTGTATTGTGGAGACATTACCTTCTATGGGTGGCTGGACCTGTAAGAAGTATAAAGCTTTACAGGATGATGGTAAGTCTTCTTTATGGAAGGAGATGTGGCCTGCAGAAAAATTGATATCTGAAAAAGAAGATTTGGAGTCAATCGGAAAGGTTTCTATGTTTTATCGTGAATATCAGTGCGAAATTGTCGGAGATGAAGACCAATTGTTCAAAAGTGATGATATTCAGTATTATGATGGCAGAATTGAGCTAAATGAAGAAAATGAGCCTATTTTACACTTAAAGGAGCCTTTTGAGGCAGAATTGCCTGTTCATGTCTTTATGGGTGTAGACCCAGCTTCTTCGACGAGACAAACAGCTGATTATTCGACAATTGTTCCTGTTGCAATTGATTATGACGGTAATCGCTATGTTTTACCCTATTACAGGAAAAGAGTTAAGCCAATGGACCTTGCTGATGCTGTTTTGGCATGGTATGGAAGATTTAGGCCACAAAAGACTAAAATAGAGACTACAGGTTATCAGGAGATGCTTAGAGACTATCTTAGACGAAAATGTGACGATATGAATATTTATGTTCCTGGTCTTGAAGTAAAAAACAGTCCAAGAACTCCTAAGAGTGTGAGGCTTGAGAGCCTCCAACCTAATTTTTGCAGGAAAAAGATGTTTATTGCTAAGAGCATGAGTGAGTTAGAGGATGAATTATTAATGTATCCAAGAGGCAAACACGACGATTTGTTAGATGGGTTGTATTATGCCATGAAGGGTTCTTATAAACCCCATGCCCCGTTGCATGATAACACCACTAACACAAAAGAAAAGCGGGGCACCTTTACTAGTTATGACTGGATGGTAATGTAATGCCAATGGGATATAATAAATCCGTTGCTGACAGGATGCGAATGGAACCTGGCGAGAATCTAAAAGAGAAACGTGGTGGTTCCAGTCAGAGGAAGATTCATTCTGAGGTAAAGGAATCCATGGAGATATTGGATGATTATCAAAAGCAGAGAGAAGAATGGGCTCAGCATTTCTACGAAGACCAGCAATTTCGTACTGGAGTACAATGGACAGCAGAGCAAACTGAACTTTTAAAAAAGCGAGGGCAGTCTCCAATAGTTGTAAATAGAATACATCCTATCGTCGAGACTGCTAAATCGCTTTTAACATTTAATAAGCCTCAATTTAGGTCTACAGGTCGTGATGATGCTGATAAAAAGACAGCTAAGATATGGAGTGACCTGGCTCAGTGGGTCTGGGACGTTTCTAACGGAAATGAAGAGTTAAAACAGGTTATTGATGATTATTATGTAGGTGGGATGGGTTATACAATGATTTATCAAGATGCTCATGCTGATATGGGTAAAGGTGAAGTATTGATGCGTAATATATACCCATTGGACGTATATGTTGACCCTAATGCTCGTGATGTGTATTTCAATGATGCTGCTCATATATTAATAGCAAGATTGATGACAGATGAGCAAGCTAAGAAAGAATTTCCAGATTATTGGAGTATTATAAAGTCTGCAGAGGAATCTGATAAGGATAGATATCCTGGAAGTGACTTGAAGGCAACAGAGGGACAGACGTTTCTCCCTGATATGACTACTTCAAGCGATAATATTCATACACATAGAGAGTATATTGAACGCTATACGAGGATAAAAGTTTCAAGGCATCGTGTGTTTGACCAAACTAGTGGATATGATACTACATATGATGATGTGGAGTATGAGGCTTATAGAGCTGAGAAAGCTGTTGTTATAAAAAATGAGCAAGGCGAGAATATTGTTACAAAGGAAGAGGGTGTACAAGAATTATTACAGATAGCAGAAGAAGTGGGTCCCGTTTTCCATATGACTATGCCTCAGGGACAGCAGCAGGTGCAAGGACAAGGACCAGGACCAGGACAGGGTCAAGGGCAACAACGGCCCGAAATGGCTCCAGGGCCTGAACAAGATGACCCGAATGCAATTCCAGGCACTACTACACAAATTGAGATTATTACTAAAGGCGATTTGATTGATAATGAAGTTATCTTATATAATGAGATTCGTGAGAATAGGATTAAACTTGTAGTAAGTGTTGGTCAAAAACTAATGTATACTAGAATATTGCCATGTGAGGTATATCCTATAGTACCATTGATAAATGTGCATTTAAGGAATCCTTATCCTTTATCTGATGTTAGAATATATAAACCTTTACAGAAGTACATAAATAAGATAAGAAGTCTAATTATAGCTCATGCTGCTACATCAACGAATGTAAAGTTGCTTGTACCAAGAGGAAGTGTTAATAAGAAGGAGATTGAGGAGGATTGGGGACGGGCAGGTACGGCTGTGGTAGAATTTGATGCAGAATTAGGTGCTCCAGTGGTTGCAGGTCCAATTCCATTGCCAAATGAATTATATAAGAACGAAGCTGATGCTAAATATGATTTAGAGTATGGATTCGGTGTTCATGACCTTATGATGGGCTCTTCTAAGAATGCTCCATCTACTTTTAGAGGAACTGTGGCTATTGATGAGTATGGGCAGAGACGTAGTCGCTCAAGACAGGCAGATATGGAATCTCACTTAAGACAATGTTTTAAGGTGGCTGTTCCATTGATGCAACAGATGTATACAGAGGAAAAGGTTATTAGGATTGTACAGCCTGATGGAATACAAAGAGAATCTACTGTAAATCAACCTATTATTGACCAGTATACAGGTCAGGAGATAGGTAAAGTACACGATATTACTTCTGGCAGATATGATATTATAGTTGTTGGTGGTTCAACAATGCCTTCAAATAGGTGGGCTCAGTTAGAAACATATATGCAAATGTATCAGGCAGGTATCATAGACCAGTTTGAAGTTCTAAAGAAGACTGAAGTTGTAGATACTGAAGGTGTAATGCAGAGAATGAGTATGATACAGCAATTGCAACAGCAAAATGAGCAATTACAGGGAGAATTAAAGAAAGTTAAGGGTGATTTACAAACATCTGAGCGTGAGGGTGTTCATGCAAAGAAACGCTTAGAAGTAGAAAAATTTAAGTCGGAACTTGAAAAACCGAAAGAAAAAATTAAATCCGCCTCAGCATTGTATGATGCGAGGCTCCAGGATGAATTACAAAAGGCCAGAGATGGCGTAATGAACCTTGAAAAGGTTAAATCCTCACCACAAGCAGGAAAATCTTAATTAAAGGAGAACATAATGGAAGAAAATAAAATAGAATTCGCAGATACTGTTCAAGAAACGATACCTGTCGAAGATAATTCACCTGAACAGACACCTGTAGTCCAGGAAGCAAGTGAACCTGTTCAGGCGAGTGACCCTTTTGACGAATTGATGACAGAGCATGTTGATGCCTTTACTGCAGAGCAATCTGTAGAACCAGTAGAGACTGTTGCTGAAGAAGGGGTTGTTCCGAAAGAAGACCCCAATCAGCATCAGTATTGGCAAAGTCAGTATGATAAAGTCAAGAGTGAGTTCGACAATGTAAATCAAAAATATCAGGAGATGGAAAATCTTGCTCCAATAGCGAGATACATTCAAGAAAACCCTGGTGTATTAGATAATGTCCAGCAGTCACTCTCCAAAAGTCCACAGGCAGGGCAAGCTCCTCCAGAGCCTCAACCTGAACCTTTGAAGAGACCAGAGAGACCGACAAAGCCAGCTGAATACGATGCAATTGATGCATATAGTGACCCTAATACTGCAAGTTACAAATATAGAGATTCTATGGATGCTTACAGAGATGGGATGATTGAGTTTCAAGAGGAAAGAAATAATATCATGGAGAATGCTATGGTTGGAGAAGCTGAAAGACAGCGTCAGATAATGATGCAACAGCAACAACAACAGCAAATGAGTAGTGTGAAAGCACAACTTACTCAAGGATATGAATTCTCTCCTGATGATGCCGATAAATTCATTTCAGAAATGGCGAAACCAGAGTCTATTACTATGGATAACTTGGTAGCGTTGTGGAAAATGAAGCAGGCACCTCCTGGTCAAGTGTTGGCAAATCAGCGTAAAGCTGAAGAGATGCACCGCCAGAAAGAAAGACTCAGCATACCAAGTACTCTAGGTGTAGCACCTGCAGAGACTCCATCAGACGTAGCGGTAGAAGATAGGGTTATGGATGCATTGATTGATGATTACAAAAGTCAAAATCCCTTTTAAGGAGGAAATAAAATGGCTACATATGTAAGTCCCTCAGCTGGAAGTGCATCCGCACAAGGTGTTGCTCTAGGTAATACCAGGCGAATGTTTAACTTTGGCGAACGAATCGCAGAGTTAGCTCCCCAGCAGAGTCCTTTTTTCACATATCTTAGCAAAGTTGCTAAGAAACCCACAGATGACCCTGTATTCAAGTTTTTAGAGCAGAGACATCAGTGGCAACGTCGTAATTTCGACCTAACAGATGCAGTAGCAGAATATACTGCTGCAGTTGGTGATGAAAAGACTATGAATTTTGATTGTGGATACGACCAATTCGGCAATGTTGCCGCAGGAAGTCGTCCAGAATTCTTTATTCCTGGTCAGGTTATAGCACTTCAGTCAAAAGATGACGGTATTCTAACCATGAAGATAAAAACAGTAGATGTTACCAACGCTGGCTATGCTCAGCTTGTACTCATCGCAAAAACAGCTGGAACCTATGAGTTCTCAGCAAATGCTAAAGGTCAAGTAATTGGCTCAGCATGGGCTGAAGGCGAGACTGCTCCTAGTGGATGGGAAGACAAACTGTTTGACAGAGAAGGATACACCCAGATTTTTAAAACTGGAATGAATCTATTCTCTGGAACTGCAATGGCTACCCGTTATCGTGGAATTGCTGACGAATACAAACGTGTATGGCAAGAAAAACTCATGGAACATAAGATGGACCTTGAGCATGCTATGCTGTTTGGTGTTGGCGGAGCTGATGAATCATCTGCTGCTCCACTTAGATACACTTGGGGTATCGTACCTTATACAGAATCTAATGGTAAAATCTATAACATGACTTATGCGTCATCTGGATATGATGCTTTCTTAGATGCAATGGAAGATTTCTTTGCACCAGAAAGTGGAAATTCAGGTAATAAGCTTGTTATGGCTTCCCGTAAGGTTCTTACTTACTTGAATAAGCTTGGTAGTGGTTCATTTATGAACAACACTGTCGGTTCAAGTCAGTACAGGTTAGATGTCGCTAATGTTCCAGGTAAGTTCGGTCATAATGTAACTGTTGTTAATACTATATATGGTAATCTTCACTTTGTCGCAGAGCCTTTGCTTCGTGGCATATGGGAAAATTACTGTGTTGCTGTTGACATGAAAAATGTTGCATATCGTCCACTCGTTGGTAATGGACAAAATCGTGATACATCTATTACGACTAATATCCAGGCGGATGATGTAGACGGACGTAAGGACATGATTCTAACCGAAGCTGGTTTAGAGATATCCTTACCCGAAACGCACGCAATCCTGAAGTTCAGTTAGGAGGTAACTAATGGCTTGGACAAAATCAAAAGCTGGTGGTTTTACCAAATATACTCAGACGTTAGCGTCAACTGCATCTGATACGATTACTCTTTCAGGTGCTGGATGTATTGTATCTCCAGCTGCAGATGTAACAGTACATACTGCAGATAGTGCTGGTGGTTTAGATGATTCATACTCTTATGAGTTGATTTCAACTACCGAAGCTGCTGAAGAATGTACTGTACCTGCTGGTTCTCATATGTTGAAAGTAGTAGATGTTACAGGCGGTGGTGTTGTTTCAGTGTATGTTCAGGGTAATTCTGCTAGCCAGGATACAGTTACCATAAGTGGTAGTATAGGTGCAGACCCATCATAAATCTTAAATTGACGGGGTAATAGCGTCATATACGGATTAAGGCTTAGGGAGGCTCGATACCTCCCTAAGTCACTAAAATGTTTAAAACAAAGGAGATAATATGGCAGCAGTAACTAAAGTACCACCTCTGAATCCAATGGGAATTAAAGCTAAAGCTGTAACAACAGATGTTGCAGTTAAGACTACTCCAGGACTGTTCTGGGGTGTCGTATGTACAGATGGTGCGATAGCGTTAGTAGATAGTGCATCTGCAAGTGGAGATAAAATAGGATTAGCTCAATGTGAGATAAATACTGGTATAACAGGGCATACATTGATGCTTACAAAGCCAGTTCCTTTTAGTACAGCATTATATGCTGATGTTACTGGCACCACTAATGCAATAGTATATTATGAGTGATAAGCCTAAAGTAGTAACGAGTAATGATACTGGTAATCCCTGGCATGGGGAAAAACCAGATACTAGGCGTAAAATGAATACTGATAAAAAAAAGAGTAAAAAATGAATTTTGGACCTCAAGTTGAAGATTTAATCGGGGCTGTAGGGGACGACGATTTAATTACTGAGTCTCTCTCAATGGTTGGGTCAGAGATTATTAATGCTGCTCCTATTGAGAAATTGAACAATGTTTCAATTACAGCAGCTATTCCAGCAGATACAGGAGATGAAGGGTCTGAAGTCGCTTCTGTAGGAGTTGCTGTCCATAATAAACGAGTATTAGGGGCGAGTAAGGATGGGTACAGTGCTAGATTAATAAATCCTGAAGAGAAAGCAAGATATTTGTCTGATTCTTCAATATATAGAGCTACTGATGTATCTCCAGTGTATTATTTGCAAGGTGATACCGCTTTTGTTATAGCGACTCAGAATGTGGAAACTAGTGGTACTTTAAGATTTGTCCCAAAGATTCCTGTATCAACTGACGCTTTGGTACGAGTAGATGTTGGTGATTCCGCTACATATGCTTTTCCAAAAGAAGCTGAAACATTGATGATTGTAGGAACTGCAGCAAGATGTTTATTAAGATTAATGACTAATATAAGTACTCCAGAAGATGTAACTGAGCCAGTAATACTTGAACCTAGCGAAATACTCCCTACATTTACTCCTCCTGCAAGTTTTAATGCTCCTGCGATTCCTGCTGATGCAAATATAGATTTTACAAATGTACCTACTGCCCCTTCGTTTTCAAAGCCAATATTAGATATGCCTTCTGTACCAGTAATAGCAGATTTAGATGTTTCTATAACGGCTCCAACTGCCCCCAGTCTTAGTAGTAATAGTGTAACATTTAATACAGATGCCCCAACATATACTAAACCATTAGTGTCTCTCACTACTGTTCCTTCTATAAATTGGGATTTACCAGTTAGTCCAATAGACCCTATATTTGATTGGTCTGATATTACTCAAACTGTATCTGAAATGGTAATGCCTGCTGGAATTGTACTTCCTAGTTTAGAGATAGGAGCTTTTCCGACTTCAGATATTAATTGGTCTACGCCAAATGTTCCTGTGTCTCCTGTTATAGATTGGACAGTAGTGTACCAGACTGTGCAAGATATTATTCTACCAGCTAAAATTATTTTACCATCTTTAACTTTTAATGATACTCCAGTTGTAACATGGAATTTCCCTAATCCTCCAGTTCAGCCTGAATTATCTTATGCTACTATTACTCAAGATGTAGCCGATATAACCTTACCTGCTGATATAATACTACCATCTTTAAGTATTCCTGATGCTCCTGATGTTACTTGGAGTTTTCCAGGTGAACCCGTCCAGGCTCCATTGGATTGGGGTGATTTAGAATCTTGGATTACAGGTGAAGATGCTGAAATGGCTAATACAAGAATTAATGCAGTAAGAGCACAGGTAAATTCTTATCAAGGTAGTTATTCAGCATATGGAACAGCTGTAAATGCTATTGTTGCAAGGAATCAGGGTAAGATAAGTACTTGGGGCGATGAATGGAAGACTAAAGCTCAAGTATATTCTCAAGAATTAGCTGCTATGGTTGATAAATATAGAGGAGAATCTCAAGGGAAACAGGCTATTGTCCAAGCTCAGGTAGCAAATAGAAATTCTCAAGTAGAGGAAATATTAAAGAAAGCTCAAGCTACAGTAAATCTATATCAAGCTAAGGTATCTGTGTATCATGCAGAAGTAAACGGTATAATACAGCAAAATATAGCTACTCTAAAAGGGTGGTCTGATGAATGGAATACTAAATCTCAGAAGTTTGCAGCTGAAATAGGTGCTAAAGTACAAAAATATTCGGCAGAGGCTGGCGGTGAAGCTAAGGTATCTCAAGCACAAATTGCAGTTAGAGCTCAACAATTACAAGAAGTTCAATCTAAGGCACAAACTGAAGTCCAGGTTTATAATGCTAAAATGCAAGCTTATCAAATGCAAGTTGCTACTATGGCTCAGAAGAATAAAGCTGTAGCTCAAAATTGGCAGATTGAGTGGGGAACTAAAGTCCAGAATTTTAGTACAGAAACGAATGCTATCGTTACTAAGTATCAAGGAGAGATTGGTGGAAAATCAAAAGCTGTACAGGCTCAAGTAGCAGTTTTGCAGGGACAGATTCAAGAGGCTAGTGCTAAAAATAGTGCTTCATTAGAAGTGTATAAAGCACAAGTGCAGGGCTATCAAACTGATGTTAATGTTATTATACAGAGAAATGGTGCTCAGATAGCTGCATGGAAACAGGAGAATGGCCTAACTTTACAGAAACATGGAATGGATATGCAGAATTCATTAAATGATTTCAATAAAGAGAGTGCTGAGTATATGGCTCAATTGAGAATATCTACTACAAATGCTGAATTGTCAAGTAAGGATGATGGGCAGTTACTGCAAAAGTATGGTGCTGAGTTGCAGTCATATCAAGCTCAAGTTAATAAAGATATGCAGGAGTATTCTGTTAATGAAATCCAGAAAGAAGTGGGTATATGGACTAAGGATGTGCAGGGTAAATTGGGTAGATATAGTACTGACATTCAGAATGAGACTGGTAAAATCAGTAATGATATGGCTATATATGTACAGGAGATAAGAAAATCTCTCCAAAAATTTCAAGCCGAGTCTGGTTACGATTTAGGCAAATATTCTGCTCAGTTACAGACTGAATCTTCAAGATTTATGAGTGACCTGAAGAAGAATACGGATACTTTTAGAACTTCTCTTGAAAGGTATAGGTCAGAATTGCAAAAGGTTTCAGCAGAGAATCAAACTAAGCTTGCAAAGTATGGAGCTAGTATACAAGACCATAATGCAAAAATGCAGAAAAATATGGCTGATTATCAATGGAAACATAGTCAATATCAAACATTAAGAGGTGAGTATGTGCAGGGATTGCAATTATTCATGAAAACAAGAGAGGATGTAATGAATTTAGAACAAAAAAGAAGGAGATAGAAAATGGCAGTAACACCTACAACAAGAATGAGAGTTAGCACCTCTACTACAGTATTTCACAGGATACCTGTTTCTGGTGTGACAGATGATATGGCAGAACATGACGTAGGAACGTCAGATGCTAATGCCTCAGGTATTGGCGGTACAGGTGAATTTCAGATAGCAGCTGATAGTGCTGGTGTAGATTACACAGTAGTTGGTGAGGTCTTTGATGATAATGAGAGTGCACCAGTAGCAACTGGCACTATAAACCAATTTATTAGCATTAAAAATACTGGATTTACTACTGCAGATAAGGATACAGCAGTTGCTGATGGGGCTAGTCTTACGGTAGGATTAGCTGGTGCATTTGCTACAGGTGGTGGCTTTACGTTAATGGCTGGTGAGCAAATTACTTTACACGGATTAGGTGCAGCTAATAATACTTTAGCAGAAATGAGATTTGATTCTAGTGTAGCAGGTGGTACTTATGTTGAGATAGTATACCTCTAATGACTCAGAAGCAAATGCTAGAGTTAGTACGCCAGCATCATCCTGAGGTTGGTGAAACTCAGATAAGAGTCTGGTTTAATAACGCTCTACGGGAATTTTGTAGGAAAACTAAGATATTGAAGACTGCATATCAGTTTACTACTACGGCTGATGAGAGATGGTATGGATTACCACCTTATATTGTAGATATAATTGATGTAGACTTTGATGGCTATGATATTCCTAGATATATAGGTAAACCTATAAAGAGGGACTTAATATAATGGCACATACAGACCAATTAGACCATGTTTGGTGGGTAGAGAGAGATTCTATTGCAATTGCTAAGCTGGATAAGAGTCAAGATATTGATACTAGATTTACAGGTCCTGAGGCTGGAAAGACTGTCACATTATACGTAAATAAGTATGATGAAGAGTTTCTATCGCCTGCAACTACTACAGATGGAATAGGACTTAGTGAATCACCTGCTATCCCAGAAGATTTTCATGAAGCATTAGTATTTAAGGCAGTACAGAAGGGATATGAATTGAAACTTGGACAAAACCCTAAATTGTTTAATGTTGCTGCTTATTACAGAAAAGGATTTGACGATATGGTAAAAGAGGCTACAAAGTATGCAAATGTCAACAGAACTACTAGATATCATATAAAAGGACATGAAATGTAATGAGTACTTATAGTACAGTAAATTATGGTGAGCTAACAGAGAGTATACAGGCTATGACTTCTGTATCAGATGCTCTTGCAGTACTTGGTGAGGTTTCTTCTCCTCAAGCAAGTATGACTCAAGTAGCTAATGCTCTGTATACATTTTCTGAGTATGGACAAACTGATTCTGAGAGTTATGAACTTGATGAACAGTTATCAGCTGAAGTAGATAGTAATGTTATAGACTATAGTATTACAGTAGCTGGTATGTGGGATTGGAAGTTCTCATTAACTAGTTGGAATAATATTGGTAATACATGGGATGATAGTTGGAAAGTAATAAATCAAGCAGGAGAATCAGATTAATGACAGATTTTTTTAATAGAGAACCGTCTGATACTTACAAATCAGTAATGAACATAGGTACTGAACCTAATGAAACATTAGACGCAACATTAAAACCATTAGAAGATGGCAGGGGTAATCAGAGTGCATTAAAGGTCTCTACATCAACAATTGCTGTAGGCGACGTAAAAATTAAAAACGATAACACAATCAAAGGTGCCGTCTTGGATGGCGGAACCTTCTAAAGGAGTAAAATACAATGGCAAATACAATTCAAATTAATAGGTCTTCAGCTGATTCAGCTCCAACAGGGTTAGCAAAAGGTGAACTTTCTTGGGTTGACCATGGAACTGGTGGGGCTGATGGTAAACTTTACATAGGAGATATGGGCTCATCCAGCACAGTTCGACATATAGGTGGGTTAGGAGATGGAGCAGTAGCAGCATCATCTTTAGCAGCTGATNANATNANTGCNGGTGATGCAGCTGTATCTCTTGCGACATCATCTGGGGCTGTTACAGTAGACTCAAATGCTTCGATAGTAACTGTTGATGGACATACTGGAGTCGCAGTCACCTCTTCAAATAGTGGAGATGTTGTTGTAACCGCAGCTGCTGATATAGTCTTAGATGCAGAAGGCGGTAATATTGAAATAAAAAATAATGGACAGGGACAGCTTTATATTGATACTGATTCTACTGGTGGTGATATAGATATTACTTTAAAGCAAGATGGAGATGATTTAGTTTTCAATCAATATGATGGTACAGAAGTTCTTAGATTAGCAGACGATGGTACATCAACATTTGGAGGTGCTTTGACTTGTGCAACTAGTCTAACTATAGGCAGTGCAGTGATGTCGGATACTGACCTTGAGAAGTTAGATGATATCACTAATGGAGCAGGAGCTGCTAATAAAGCATTAGTTCTTGATGGAAATGCAGATATTGCTTCTGGACTTAGAAATATAACACTCTCAGGAACTCTTTCAGACGGGAACTATACTTTCGATACAAGTGGTAATGTTTCAGGACTAGGAACTGTTGGTTGTGGAGCAATAACTACAAGTGGCAATTTAGCAGTAACAGGTACAATTACAGGAGACACTTCATTAACATTAGACACAACAACTTTCACGACTGCTGAGTTAGGGGTTTTAGATTCTGTGACTGCAGGAACTGCAGCCGCTAGTAAGGCTGTGGTATTAGATGCGAATAAAGATGTAGGAACAATTAGAAATTTAACAATAGATGGTGTGTTTACTGATGGTAACTATACCTTTGATACTAGTGGGAATGTAAGTGGTCTTGGTACAGTTGCTTCAGGAGCTATAACAACATCAGGTGTTTTTGATATAACAAATACTACTGATTCTAGTGATGCTTCAGGAGATACAGGAGCATTAAGAACTGAAGGTGGTGCAAGTATAGCTAAAAAGCTATATGTAGGTACAGATTTAGATGTAGATGGTACAGCTAACCTTGACGCAGTAGATATTGATGGGGCTGTTCAAATAGATAATACATTAACTTTGGGTACAGATGGTAGTGGTCAAGATGTAACATTTTATTCAGACACAGCAGGAGATAAACTCTTTTGGGACTCATCTGGAAAAATACTAACTGTTACTGGTACTAATGGAGGAACAGCTTTAAATGTTGCAGACGGAAATGTTACCATATCAGATAATCTTACTGTATCAGGTAATTTAACTATTAGTGGAACTACTACTACTGTTAACACAGCAACCCTAACAGTAGAAGACCCTCTTATTAAATTAGCTAGTGGAAATGATGGTGCAGATTCAGTTGATATAGGTCTATATGGATTGTATGATAATACGGGCTCTCAAGATGTTTATACAGGTTTAACTAGGGATGCTTCAGATGATAAGTGGCACTTGTGGAAATTAAACCAAACAGAACCGACTACTACAGTAGACACGAGTGGAGTAGGATATGCAGTAGATACTTTAGTAGCGAATTTAGAAGGGACTGTTACTACTGCAACTCAAGGAACAATAGACCATGATACTTTATCAGGCTTTGTGGGTAATGAACATATTGACCATTCAGGAGTAACATTAACTGCAGGTGCTGGTTTAAGTGGTGGTGGTACAATAGCCGCAAGTAGAACTTTCGCGATAGACATTTCAGAATTTTCAGATGTACAAATTGCAAGTGGTGATAAATTCTTAGTATTAGATAGTGATGGTGCTAATGAACAATTAGAATCAGTTGATGATGTAGCTACCTTATTCGCAGGTGATGGATTACAAGCCTCATCCGCAGTAATGGCAGTGGATGTTAGTGATTTTGCAGGAACTGGATTGGAAGATGACAGTTCAGAAAATTTAAGATTAGCAACACAAGGAACTGGCATTAGTGGTGGTAACGGAAGTACATTAAGTATAACACCAGCACAGACAGCTATAACTTCTGTATATAATACTGGTCTTGCAGTAGGATATGGAGCTTCTCATGCGAATATAGACTTCTCTACTGATAATAGAATTATTTTTGATATAGATGGGGCTCAGCAGATTCAATTAACAGATGGGGTATTATCACCTGTGACAACTGATGATGTTTCATTAGGGTCTTCATCATTTAATTTTTCTGATTTATTCCTAGATAGTGGCTCAGTTATTAATTTTGATAGCGGAGATGTAACTCTTACACATAGTTCTAATACAATTACAGTTGCAGGCGGTCTTTTAGCCGCAGCATCTATAACTGGTACAACGATTGATGCATCAACGGATTTTACAGTAGGTTCAACTGTAATTACAGATGATTCTATTGTGATGACACCATCTACAAGTGATACTGTGACTTATGCAGCAGGCGCAGGTGGGACTTTAACTATCACAACTGTTGACGCAGATGCACACGCTGCTGATGTTTTATTTACTGTTGACGGGTCTTTTGCTATAACTCCTAATAGTGGGATGTCATTATCAGCAGCTGGAGCAATAGATGGTGCAACAATAGACGGAGGAACATTCTAATAATGGCTGAAGAAAAACAAAGAGAGCTTTGTCCTAATCTGACTTCTACTAAAGACCTTGTTGATAGAATAGGAGGTTTGTCAGTAGATGTCCTTAATAAGGAGAAGGTTCTCTTGTATTTATGGGAAAACATTGACGAGCTTACTGTTAA